TGAGGAACATCTTTCTTTTCTTATATATCTTAGTTAAAATAGGATATGAAGGAACATTGTTGTATCATCTGTAACAAGAAAACAGTATCAGTAATCAATACAGAAGAAGGACCAGTTTGCTATAATTGCTACTCTGATAAAAAGAACCCTCCAAAACAAAAGCAACACCATGATAACGAAGAAGCTCGGATTCAGTCGGAGTTTTTCAATAAGGTTCCTTTATTCTTCCCGAACCTACCGGATCGGCTCCTTTTTGCAGTCCCGAACGGTGGTAGCCGGCATAAAATAGAAGCGGCTAATATGAAGCGCCAAGGCGTTAAACGAGGTGTAGCTGATGTGATCCTTCAGATACCGAAAAAGGGGTATGCTTCCCTTTGTTTGGAGTTCAAGACATCGACGGGAAAACAATCTCCCGATCAAAAAGAATACCAACGCCAGGTTGAGATGGCGGGTAGTAAGTATGTGATTGTTCGGAGCGTGGAACAGGCTATCCGGGAACTGCAACTGTATTTAGGTTAATAGATTTCTCTGTTATATTTTAGAATAAAAGTTATGGCTGAATTGAAGTATGACCCTCGGAATTATCGTATCCACACGGATAAGAATAAAAGACTTATTAAAAAGAGCCTGGAGGACTGTGGAACCGGTCGTTCTATTCTTCTGGATAAGAACGATGTTATTATTGCCGGGAATGGCGTTTATGAGCAGGCTTTAGAACTGGGGTTGAAAGTCCGAATTGTAGAGTCTGATGGAAATGAATTGATAGCGATCAGAAGAACGGATTTGTCTACAGAGGATGAAAAAAGAAAGCTTTTGGCTCTGGCTGATAACCATACATCAGATACTTCTATGTTCGATTTTGCAACTGTAGTTGAAGATTTTGGTATTGACGAGCTTGGTGATTGGGAGTTGGAGCTTCCATTTGATGATATACCGACAGATGTAGACCGCTTCTTTGAGGGAGCAGATAAGGTTGAGAATAAAAGAAAGACGATGGTTTGCCCTCATTGTGGAAAGGAAATAGAGCTATGATCCTATATTTAGCCAGTTATAAAACATGTGCCAAGCGGTGGAATTTAGATACAAAAGATATTTATCTTTTAAGTTCTTTCTGGGAGCATAAGTCAGGAAATTGCGATAGTTTCGTCTACCAGGATAGACATATTTTGGATAGTGGGGCTTTTTCCGCGTTCTCCGGGAAGAACAATAATTTCGATTGGGATGGATATGTAAGGAAATACGCGGATTTTGTCTACAAAAACAATATAAGGCTATTTTTTGAGCTTGATATAGATATTGTTGTTGGGATTGATAAGGTTGAGTATTACCGAGAATACCTCAAGGATAGGACTGGCAGGAACCCTATCCCGGTTTGGCATTCCAATAGGGGAAAGGATTATTTTGTCAAGATGTGCGAGGATTATCCTTATGTAGCTATTGGTACGACATTGGCCACCGATGAGGGCAGAAAGATAAGAAAGAACCCGATGATCCTTAAATGGTTCATAGACCAGGCGCACACGGCCGGTTCCCGTATCCATGGGCTTGGGTTCACGAATACGACATACCTTAAGTATTTAAGGTTTGACAGTGTAGATAGCACGACTTGGTTATCTGGTGCAAGATTCGGGCAGATTTACTCATTCGATGGTGAAAAGATGATATATCAAGATCCGCCGAAAGGTATGAGGGTAAAAGATCACGATCTGGCTAATAGGCGTAATTTTAGTGAGTGGGTGAAGTATCAGAGATACGTCGAAAGGTATTTATAATAGATAATTTAATAAGATAATATGAAAGATAGTTTGATAATTTTATCGGGAGGTATGGATTCTGTTACCCTTCTGTATGAGAAAATAGAGAGAATATCACTGGCTATCACGTTCGACTACGGAAGCAGCCATAACAAAATGGAAATCGGGTTTGCATCATATCATTGTGAGAGGTTAAGGGTTGAGCATATCGTGATACCGTTGAGGTTTATACACAACTATTTCAAAAGCGCACTATTGGAAGGGGCAGAGGCTATTCCTGATGGGCGGTACGAGATCGAGAATATGGTATCGACCGTTGTGCCTTTCCGTAACGGAATCATGTTATCCATAGCGTGCGGTATTGCTGAGAGCCGAGGATTGGGAAAAGTCTTTATAGCGAATCATTCAGGCGATCATTCGTTATATCCGGATTGTACGGACGCTTTTATAACAGCTATGTCAACTGCTATGCGTAATGGAACGTATGGTGGGATCACGATTGATGCCCCGTACACTAATATAACGAAGTCGGATATAGCTACTCATGGAAAGAAATTAGATATTGATTACTCAAAGACGTATTCTTGCTATAAGGGAGGAAAGAAACATTGCGGAAAATGTGCCACATGCTTAGAACGCAAGGAGGCGTTATGGGAAGCTGGAATAATTGATACCACCATATATGAGGACGATTAATTTAAAATATACTAAGATAAATGGTTATGTATTACGTATCAAAAAAAATGGAGATTGCAGGTTGTCACAGGTTAACCCTCTCCTACAAAAGTAAATGTGAGAATTTACACGGTCATAATTGGATTGTTACCGTATTTTGTAAGGCAAAGGAAGTCAATGCGGACGGGATGGTGGTGGATTTCAAGCACATCAAAGAAAAGATTCATTCCTGGCTTGACCATGGCAATTTCAATGAACTATTACCATTCAATCCAACTGCAGAAAATATCGCTAAATGGATTACAGAACAGATTCCAGAGTGTTACAAAACAAAAGTGCAGGAAAGCGAAGGTAATATTGCTGTTTATGTAAAAGATAAAGAAGAGGAGGAAGAATTATGAAAGTAAATGAGATTTTCTACTCCATTCAAGGAGAGGGACGGTTTACAGGAACTCCATCCGTGTTTATTCGTTTTGCTGGATGTAATTTGGCTTGCGATTTTTGCGATACAGATCATAAATCATACAAAGAGCTTACCGAAGATGAGATAATGCAGGAAATAGAAAAATATCCGGCAAAACATATCGTAATCACAGGTGGAGAACCAACAATGCAACTCTCAGCTTCACTTATTTATAAAATGCACGAAGCGAAAAAGTATGTACAGATTGAAACCAACGGAACGTTGTTGCTCAGAGATGGTTTGGAATCTATGATAGACTGGATCACATGCAGCCCCAAATATAAGGAAGTCAGAATCCAGCGTATAGATGAGCTGAAAGTGGTATATCGAGGACAAGATATGAGTCAATATGACAATTTGTCAACCACTTATGAAGATAGCTATTATTTGCAACCGTGCGATGTCAAAGACAAAGCCAAGAACGCAGAAATTTTGAATAAAACAATCAATTTTATCAAAACAAACTCAAAATGGAAGTTAAGCTTACAAACACACAAGATATTGAATGTGCGATAAGAACGATCCTTTCTTTTATCGGTGAGGACCCTTGTAGAGAAGGATTAAAAGGAACACCGGATCGTATCATAAGAATGTGGAAAGAGATCTTTCGTGGATATGATCTGGCACTGGTGCCTAAAATAACGGTTTTTCCTAATGGAGTGGATGGTCTTTCTTGTAATAGTGTTATCGCAGATTCAGGTGGATTTTATTCAATGTGTGAACATCACATGATGCCTTTCTTTGGGAAGTATTGGTTTGCTTATATTCCTAATCCCAAAGGTAAGATATTGGGCATATCGAAAGTTGGTCGTGTTGTTGATTATTGTGCGGCACGATTACAGGTACAAGAGCGATTGGCGAAAGATATCATTGTGATGATTCAAGAAGCGTTAGGTTCGGAATATCCACCTTTGGCAATGGGTATAGTGCTAGAAGGAGAACATTTGTGTAAGTCAATGCGTGGTGTAAAGAAAGAAGGTAAAATGTGCTCTTCTTTCTATTTAGATAATGGAAGTTTACCTGAGTTGAAGGCGGAATTGTCCCGATTCGTTAGTTTTGGTTAGGTATGTCAGAGAAGAATGAAGTAAAAAAGAAAAGTAGGGGGCGTAAGTCTGAATATAGAGAAGAATATGCAGAGCAGGCTCTAAAACTTTGTCTGTTAGGTGCAACAGATAAGGAGATTGCTGAATTCTTCTCTGTTTCGGAACAAACGTTGAATAGTTGGAAGAAGAAGTTTCCTCAATTTCTTGAGTCCTTAAAAAAGGGAAAAGCTGTAGCAGATGCAAATGTAGCATCGAGACTTTATAGCCGTGCGATTGGTTACGATGCCAGAGCGACGAAGTTCGCTACCAACGAGGGTAAGATTACGGATAAGGTGGAGTATATCGAACATTACCCTCCGGACACAACTGCCGCCATTTTCTGGCTGAAGAACCGGCAACCTGGCAAGTGGCGTGATAAGAAAGAAGTGGAGAACCAGGTCAAACTGGGTGATGAATTGGAATCGATGTCAGATGAAGAACTAGCAGCAATTATCCGTGGCGAAAAGGAGTAAGAGAGAAATATTGATCAGACAGGCGAAGGCTGCGACCATATTGCGCAAACGGGAGGCTCGGAATGATTTCTGGGCCTATTGTTTATATCATGATCCTAAGTTCTTCGCTAAGCGTTTGTTTTTGAAGAAGGTGGCGGACGCTTTTACGCGGGTGTACGAATCGTATTTGTCGGGTGTGATTCGTCGGCTGGCCGTCTCCATGCCGCCACGTGCCGGGAAGTCCTATATATCATCCTTGTTCATTTCGTGGATGCTTGGCCATTTCCCGGAAGAGTCGGTCATGCGCAACTGTTGTTCCGATACACTGTATAATAAACTATCTTATGATACACGCGACATTGTCCGCTCTTCCCGGTTCAAAGAGATATTCCCGGATGTGCAATTGCGAGGGGATAAACAGAATGTGCACGGCTGGAACTTGGAAGTTGCCCGACAGGTGAGTTACTTCGGGGCCGGTGTAGGCGGTACGGTAATCGGTTTCGGTGCGTCTATGTTGGCCATGACCGACGACTTGTATAAGAGTTTGGAAGATGCACTATCTGACACCAATAACGAAAAGGTCTGGTCTTGGAAGCAGGGAACACATGATTCCCGTATCGAGGGGAACTGTTGTTCGATCGACATCGGTACCCGTTGGTCGGCTACGGATGTTCTTGGTCGTATGGAGGAAATGGGGAAGTATGACGAGATTATCCGTATTGCCGCATTGGATGAGAACGATTGTTCTTTCTGTGAGGATGTGCATACAACGGAGTATTATCACGAATTGCGGGAGGAAACGGACGATTCCATCTGGTGTGCCGAGTATATGCAGGAACCGATCGAGGCTATTGGGTTGTTGTTCCCAAAATCAGAATTGAACCGCTTCAAGCTGGCAGATATCGAAGGTAAACAGCCGGATGGCGTGATCGGTGCTACCGATGTGGCCGACGAAGGAGACGACGATTTCTGTGCACCGATTGCCAAAGTATTCGGTACAAAGTATTTCATTACCGATGTCCTGTTTACGAAAGACAATGTCGAGATTACCGAACCGAAGTTGGTTTCCTTGATTCTTGACACCCGCTGCGACAATATGCGTATCGAAAGCAATAACGGCGGCCGTCTGTTTGCTCTGAATGTCCGTAAGGCTGTAAAGGCAAAGAATGAAAAATGTATCATTCAGGCGAAACCGACAACAGCCAATAAGGATACACGTATCTTGTTGAAGTCTGGTTGGATTAAGAAGCATTGTTATTTCCTGGAAGAATGTGAGTATAAGAAAGGTTCGGACTATGACCGATTTATGAAAGCGCTTACCAGCTATAAGAAAGAAGGTGGCAACAAGCATGATGATGCACCGGACGGTATGACGATCCTTGCCGAGAATGTAGAGTTCATCGGGTTATGTAAGGCTAACTCTGTACGTCGGGTCGCAAGAGGACGATAAGTGGCAAAATGAAAGTGTTTTTCCGATATTTGTAACACGTATTAGATAAAATCCCGATATTTTTCTATCACATACTTGCGTTTTGATATCTGTTCTCGGTTTTTACATTTCAAAGTGAACTTGTTTAGACTGGCCGTATTGACAGCGAAAAAACATTTGCTTTTATATTTTAGCATAAAACGATTATGCCAAGTATAAACGACATTCTTGCAAATGAAGATTTCGGGCAGGTAGTCAGTACGTTATGTGTCGATACGATTGAATACCGGGAACCAAGAGAATATTACAGAGAATACCACGGTGAGCGCCGGCGACGTAAAACCTCTGTCGGTTGGCGTGAACCGAAACGGTTGGCTGTCTATTCGGAAACCTTGAAAGATAAGAATGGTGAGCCGTTACGACTGGAAGATAAGATCGTAGATGTAGCACGTATCGTTACCAACTTCCCGAAAAAGGAGGTGCGTACCTCTGTCGCTTTCTTGTTTGGCGGGCAAATGACGATTACGGGAACTGATCAGAACGATGGTTTTCAAGAATTCAAACGTGTATGGGAACGCCGATTAAAAATGCAATCCGTCTTGAAGTCGTTCGCTCGTAAGGTGCTTTCTGAAAGTAAGGCTGCTCTTGTATTCTATCCGTATACTTCCAAAGGATTAGACGGCAACTTGATTACGGAGTTGAAGGTGAAAACGCTTTCCGTTCCCCGTAATGAAAATACTTTCTCTGAATTTTATCCCCACTTCGATGATAACGACGATATGGATGCCTTTATTCATCGTTACCAAGTGAACTCTAATGGTATGATCCGGAACAGTTGTACAATCTGGACAGTAGATAAGATTATTACGGCTATCGATGAAATGGGTGGCTGGGTAATAAAAGAGGTTCCCAATCTATTCGGAAAGATTCCGGTCGTGTATGCAGATGTTTTCCAACCAGAATGGGACGAGGTTGCCGGTATCATGGATGCGCGGGAAATGCGTTTGTCCCGTATGGCCGACACTAACGACTACTTTGCGGAACCAATCTTGAAAACGTATGGCGATTCCGATTTACCTTCTAAGGAAACAACCGGGAAAGACCTTAATTTCCCCATTAAGGTCGATGAAGTATCTGGCAAGGAATATCATGGCGATGCCGATTATTTGACATGGACTGGCTCCCAGCCATCTGTAGATAAAGAATTGGAAGAAACGAAAAACGAACAATTTGCTGGTACATCTACGCCGGATCTTTCTTTTGATAACTTGAAAGGCATTGGCAACCTGTCCGGTGTCGCTCGTAAATTCATGCTGATGGATGCAACTATCAAGGCGAGTGAGAACATGGAAACGTTCGGTCCGGTGGTTCAGCGTTGCGTGTCGGTCGTGTTGGCTGGGATATGCAATATTACCAACATCAAGTACCGTCCTCAATTGGTGAACAACCTGATCGATGTGGAATTTGGTTCCATTTTGCCGGAAGATTTGGCTGAAACCCTGCAAACCCTATCTATTGCCAATGGTGGCAAACCGATTAACGCTCAGCGCACGGTTACGGCTCATTCTCCGCTAACAGAAGACTTGGACGAAGAAATGAAGCTGATGAAGGAAGAGGAGGATACGGCTGCGCAACGTAATAACATGGTTGGTCTGACAATGGGATATGGAGAATGAAAGAACTATCATTTCATGAGCGACAATTCCTGCAACGTCTGTTCCGGCAACAAGGCAGCATAAAGTATTCGTTTGACGAGTTTGTTCGTAGGGTAGGACCTCTTCTGGCTAAATGGTCGGATCATGGCGGCGACCGTGTATGGATAGGTAATGCTACTATTGAGAGGCAAATCGAACGGCTATTGGATGATTTACACACGCAGCTCGTAAGCAATATATCCAATACAGTTACCGATGTATGGAATTTAGGCAATAGGAAAGCGGATGAATTGGTAACGGGCTATATTAAGGATATGGCTATCTCCACTACGCTAAGGGAAAAATTGTTTTCCCGGAATGCCGATGCGCTGAATACTTTATTGAAACGTAAAGATGAATTTGGTAAAACCATATCCTCCCGTGTCTGGGACATAACGGATGGGGCCATGGACAATCTGGAGTATTACCTTTCTTCCGGATTGTCTTCCGGTCGTCCGTCGGCGTTGATCAGCCAAGATATACGGCAATTGCTAAACGAACCCAACCGTCGTTTCCGACGGGTAAGGGATGCGAATGGGAAGCTGGTTCTATCCCAGCCAATGAAAGACTATCATCCAGGACAGGGTGTTTATCGTTCGTCTTACAAAAACGCCCTACGTTTAGCAGCAACGGAGACCAATAAGGCTTTTCGAACTGCCGATTACGAACGTTGGCAGAAAATGGACTTCGTGACTGGTTATGAGGTGGAACGTTCACCATCGAATCATGGTCCGTGTCCTGTGTGTGATGCAAAGGCGGGGCAATACTCAAAAGATTTCAAGTTTACGGGCTGGCATCCGTTCTGCATCTGTATAGCTACGCCGGTCATGATGGATCATGGGGAGTTTGCGGAATGGTTGCTGGGGGATGGAAAGGTTGAAAGAGATAGTATTTCAATCCAATATTCAAAAGATAGAACGAAAGAGCTGCAAAATTGGGCAAAGCAGTCTTTATTGAATGGCTCATTCTCTCATAAAGATTTTCCGGTACGAGTTAAAATGACAGGAAAGTCTATCAAAGAGTTCTTGAATCAGCCTCATAAGTTCAAGAAAGAGAAGAACGAATTGATAAAAAATATAGGAGCGATATTTGCCGGTTCGGATTACAAGGGGTATACTGAATACCATAAGGATAATCCTATGATTAAATATTCTCATGTTTTTGAAATTGAGTTGAACGGAGAGAAAAGTTGGATTATTGTTAGAGAAGATATAACCGGGAATGCCGTCCTTTATAGTATATCGGATAGTGATAAGGTCTTGACTGGCATAAAAAAGAAGTAGCCCGATAGACCATCACCGTAGAACTACAATCCACGGCTGAATCTATCAGACTACTTTATGTTTTTAGAAGAATGATTTTCAAATAGCCCCCTTGGAACTGCAATCCAAGGACTTGTTTGTAAACCACTTCTTTCTGCAAAAATATAAATTATCTCCTAATTGTCTAACGATTTCGGATTTTTAATTGTCAAAGTCGAGAATAAGCTGTTTCCCGTTGGCCTTCCATTGCTCAAATGAGTAGTCTACCGTCATGTTCATTTGCTTTGTAGCTTTGGCTAGTTTGTTCTTCGCTTCATGGAACTCCTTTTTGAGGATTTGGATACGGGCCCAGTCTTCTGCTTGTCGTTTCTGCTTTTGATTGACGAAGCTGGCGTAAGAGGCGAAATGATCATACAATGTATCGTAACACTGCATTTTGTATTTAATGACGGAAGGTCTTACTTCTTCATCAACTCGATTAGTATCAATTGAAAATAACCATCCAAAAACGTATCGGATAGGAATGCAGTACATTTCACGTTCTTTCCCGTCTGCGGCAACCGAGGTCATGATGACCCCGGTTGAACTTAATATTTCATCACGATCAATTCTATTACGTTGAGCTTTGGCGTCTATGCCAAGAGCATCACAAATAGGTTTGATGGGAACTAGTTGATTAGGAGCATTACTAGCCATGATAGCCACATTGTTTACTTTCGCAATCTCTTTTACGTTAAATGATAAATTTTTCATATTTCCGAAAAAAGCGAGGGCAAAGGGGATTCTGTAGTAAAGTGGCAGTTTACAGAATACACCCAATGCCCTCTAAATTTCCTATTGACGCAACTGCCACGTAACGTCTTTCTGAGATAATATATAAATCAGAAAAACTTTTTCTGGAAGCAGATGGCGATACCTTCTATACTTTCGCTTTTTGCGTCTGCAATTTCGAATTTAATTTCTCAGCTTCCTTTTGCATATTTTCGGAAGCATGTTTGATGTAGTATAGCATTCCTTCGGTTCTTCCGATTTCTCGGCCGGTATTGAATGCGGCTTGTAGTTCAGGAGTGGAGTACTTACCCATTTCGGAGGGTTTGGCCGTTGGTTGTTGGGTACTATTATTCCCCGACAAACAAATGTTTTGCTGTTTGGACATAACTAACATTGTTTGTTATAGAGGATAGACAAAAAAACGGTTTCGCCTGTCCCATTGTCCTACACCAGCAAAGGCAGTTACGGCCATTAAGCCGTATCATGGGGGTACGAAACCGTTATACTTTATAATACGTTCATATATGGGCATAAAAAATGCCGACACAAAAATATGTTCGACGGTCACCCGCCTTTGCTGATAAAATAGGACACCACAAAGATGAACACTTATTCTGAATCCTGCAAGAAAAAACTTTCCCTCCCTTATATTTTAAACAGAAAACTCTTATGACAATTTTAGATTTAATCAAGGCGGCATGTAAGACGAAAGGCGTGCCGGAGAAGTATGCGGAACGTATTCAGAAGACGTTCAAAATAGAGAAAGCTGAAGGAATGGAGGCTTTTGTGGACCTGTTCAAAGAAAATATCCTTCCGGCTATCCAGGAGGCAGAGAATGAAGCTAAGACTACGGCTGAAACGGCTGCGGTCGCTGCATACGAAGCAAAACATGGATTAAAAGACGGTAAACCGGTGGAAGATCCGGATAAGAATAAGAAAACGGAAGAAGATCTGTTGAAGGATCTTAGCCCGGAAGTAAAAGCTTATCTGGAAAGTATGAAGAAGAGTGTCGATGATATGGCTAAAAAGGTGGGTGATTCCATTACTAACTCGGCAAACGAAGCCAAAAAAGAAACAGTTCGGAAGCAGTTGAAAGATGCCGGTCTTCCGGACAGCTGGCTGGGACGTGTGGATTTGGCTTCTGAAACGTCTATCGAGGATCAGATCAAGACACTATCCGAAGAATATACCGGAATCCAGCAAAAGGCGATCGATGATGCTGTGGCTCGTGGCGATTACGCTCCCGGTTCCGTAAATCTTCAGGACCGTTCCGAAGCGGATTGGGCGAAGCTGATGGATCAGGACGTCGATAATAGTGCAAATAATCCCGGTGTGGTAAACCTGGGTATTGAATAATCAAATAAAGTGTAGCATTATGTACAGAAAGAGAGAAAGAGAATTCCAGTATCCTCCCGGAATTGAAAAGATTATTGAGGATGTGATCGGTGGTGGGACGATTGATCGCAGAGACTTGCAGAACGCTTTGTTCAATGGCAAGGCGTTGGACGAACTGCCTCCGATTGTAATAGTAGTAAAAGATCCGGAAACAGGGCTGTATCATGTATTGAAGACGGCAATGGCTTCCGATGCAGGTAGTGAAACAACTTATAAGGTGGCCAAGAATCATCTGTTCGGTGTGGGTGACTTCGTGACGATTGGTGGCGCTTTGACTGGCGCTTCCGATAAGATCACAGCTATTGATAAGAGTAATGCGGATTTCGATACGATTACGCTGGCAGCAACGATTGGGGCTGCAACAAAAGGTCAAGTATTGGTTCAGGCTAAAGACAAGCAGGCTGCGAAAGCCGCCAAGTTACCTTATGATGGCGAATTGGTCGTCACGATGAATAAAGTCGACTTGACTGTAGCTAACCAGCAGTCCGGGTTATTGGTAAGAGGTACGGTAAACGAATCCTGTATGCCGTTCCCGGTAGATAAGGACTTAAAGGCATTAATGTCGTTTATCCGTTTTGTGTAATCCATTAAAATCTGATATATGGAAAGAAGTTTAATTAAACAGGTGAATAAAAAGAACATGGCGGCTCGTTTGAATACCCGCCATGTGAAACCAGTCGTTTTCCCGAACTTCTTCGGGGTGAAAAGAAAGACTTCGTTGAAGTGGGAGACACTGACCGGCGAGAAGGGTGCTCCGGTAATGGCAGATGTGATCTCTTTTGACGCTTCCGCTCCGCAGAAGACGCGCGAGGTAATCAGCAAGTTGTCCGGTGATATTCCAAAGACAGCCGTTAAGCGTGGTATGAACGAAAGTGATTACAACGAGTACAAACAGTTGGAACGTGACGCACAGGGTGACGCAGACCAATTGGCATTGCTGAACCTGGCTTTCAAGGATCAGGATTTCGTGTATAACTCTGTCCGTGCCCGTTTCGAATGGTGGTGTATGCAGCTCATGAGCCGTGCGGGTTTCCATTTGTCGGCAAAGAATAATAGCGGTGTCGTTACGGCTGAGTTTGTTGGTTGTGGTATGCCGAAGAAGAACCAGCGTAAATCTTCTGTAGATTGGAGCAACGCTTCAACGGCCAACGGCTTGCAGGATATCGAAGATACGGTTGTTGCTGCTTCTGCCGAGGGAGTAACGATTCGCTATGTAGTGATGCACGTGGCTGACTTCTCTTTGTTGAAGAAGCAGAAATCAACATTCGACACATTGAAGGCATGGGTTAATTCGTCTTCAAAAATATTGGTGACGAAAAATCTTATCAACGAGTATCTGGCCGAACAGGAAATCCCAGTGAAGATCATTACTGTGAATCCGTCTGTCCGTATCGAGGACAAGGCTCATCGTCGTAAGACGATCAATCCGTGGGAGCGTAAACGTGTATGCTTCCTGGAGGATCTGAAGGTTGGTGATATCCAGCACGGACCGATTGCAGCCGAATCTTCCGCTACCTTGCAGAAGATTGCCCTCATGGTAAAACAGGATTGGGTATTGGTTACCAAATGGTCTGAACTGGAACCGTTCAAGGAATGGACGAAAGCAGAAGCAAATGCTATCCCTGTCGTAAACGATCCGGATGCCATGTTCATCATGAAGGTGGATGGCAAGGATTGGAGCGCATCTGAAGATACTGAAGGTACGGATGATATCCCGGCAACATTCTTAGGTGAAACTGTTGAACCGGAAGATCAAACGATTCAGGACACTGAAAACGGAGAATAACAATCATGGCTAAGACGATTCGAGATACAATACTAGCTTATCCAGGTCTCGCGGATTGTGAAGATTTTTTGGATAACGTCGTTTTGCCGGGACGCGGTTTTGAAGGTACAGAAGATAGTAAGACGATCGATATTCAAAAACAAAAGCTGGTGGCTGCCGACCTGTATTCAATGGTCGGTGGTCTACCGGACTTCACAGAAAACAAACTCTCTATCACTTATCCTCGTTCCTGGTATGACGCTACGGCAAAACGGCTGTATAGGGAAGGTGGAGAACCGGAGAAAGCAGAACTGATCGGGAATAAGATTGAAGTTCCAAAAGGAAGGGCACGAAACAGATGGTAAGACGGTATTCACATAAAGCGATAGTAACAATCCAATCCGGACAATTGGTAAAAGGGGAATGGGTTGCCGGAGAACCGACGGAAATAGAGGTTACAGGGCAATACTTTCCATCCAATAGCGGACAGCAATTGAAGCGGAATGTCGATGGGAAGGAATTTATCGTACACGGTGAGTTCTCGACAAAGGCCCGTCCTGTGGAAAATGCGAAGCATATCCGGATTGATAGTATCGCTCTCGATGTGGATATCATCTGTTGGGAGCCGTTTCAGACTCACTCTGTAATTTATGTATAGCGATGGCAAGGAAAGGTGGTTTGACTCCGATGTGGAGCGACAAGGAGGTCGAGCGTTGGTTTGATTATTATGTGGACCGGGCGGAAGAGCGGATATACAAATTATTGCAACGTGCCGGGGAAGAGTTCGTGAAGATTGCTCGCAAAAAAAAGAGTTATCAAGACCAAACCGGCAATCTCCGCAGTTCTATAGGTTATGTGATTGTCAAGGATGGCGATATACTGACAGAGGATTACCAACAGTCTGCAGAAGGAACCGATAAACAGACCGGTATCCGGGAAGCGAAACGGCTAGTTTCCGAACTGGCTAAATCTTATTCGGATGGATGGGTGTTGATCGGTGTCGCAGCTATGCCATACGCTGTCTATGTAGAGGGGATCTATAATTTGGATGTGGTATCCGGTGCTTCCGACCATACCGAAGAATGGATTAAGAAACAGAGTCGGATATTATTCAACAAACTAGCGGAGAAAGGATATTGATATGGCTGATCAGTTTGATATAGTAGATATCGTGTATGATGCGGTTGAACCGATCAGTACGAGCTTTATTCTGTACAAAGATCGCTCTGGTGATGGTGAGACAAAGAATCATATCACAATCCGGATGCTCACGTTAAATGAAACAGAGGTTGTGAATAAAGGTTCGGTTAATATCAACGTATTTGTGAAGAATCAAGCGAAAGGCAGGCCTGATCGACAGCTAATGAAAGGAGTGACACGAAAAGTTAAGTCTGCACTACGAAATATCACACCTCCTTTCGGCATGTATTGGAAATCTCGGATCGTATGGTCCGAACCTCTTGGCGAAGCAAAAGAAGGCTTCGATTGTACGAATATAAGATTTGAAGTAATAACAGAAATAGATTAAGAATATGGCTAATGAAAGAAGTTTGGCGGTAGGCGTATCCTTCTTAGGATATGGTGACCCCGGTGATGGTGTTCCGGCCTCTATTTATACACAGTGTCCGATCGTTCATGAAGGCTCAGTTGCTTTCAATTTCAATGAAGCGACCTCTGTCGATTTCCGTGCGGAAGGGATGAAAGATCCTTGGGAGTCATTCGATAAGGCTGGCGACCCGGATAGTTTTGAATTTGCTATCCCGTCGCCGACAGCTCAGGAGATGCTCGCGTTTTGTGGTGGTTCTGTAAGTGGTGGTAAGTGGAATGCTCCGATTGATATTCCAAATATCCGCAAATCGTTCAAGATACAGACAACACCGTACAAAGGTAAGTATACGGAATATACATTTGCCATTTGTAAAGTCAGTGCCCGCTTGAGTCAGGCTCCGTCTTCAGAACAAACAGACCTTTTGCTAGTTAAATGTACCCGTTTGGCAGCAATTACCTCTGCTGGGCAGCAACGATCTTCGTTCGGTCGGGCGGTGATGAATGTAACCCTTACTCCGGTAACGGCAGTTGCAATCACCGGTACACCCAAAGTTGGTGAAACGCTTATGGCCACCTTGACACCAGCGGAAGCGACTGGTGATTTCCAATGGCAACGTAAAGTGGATGGCCAGGGAGAAGCCCAAGATATTGAGGGGGCTATTGGTGACAGTTATATGATCCAGCCGGAAAATGAAGGCGATAAAATCCTTGTCAAGTTTATGGCAAACGGTTTGTATTCCGGAGAGAAGACAAGCGCAGAAACAGAAGCCGTACAAGCAGCAGAATAATTAAGGACTGTTGTTTAGGTTATCGAAAGCCTCGGAACTATCCGGGGCTTTTATATTTTAATCGAAAATATGAGTGTAAAACAAGTACTCCAGTTAGAAAGTGAATCCGTTTCTTGTCAGCCGGTAACCATTCCGTTTGAATTTACCCGGCTTGAATCATTACCGGAAGGAAAGACGGTAGGGGATAGTATCGCCATAACCCCGATCACTGTCCGCACCTGGTTTCGAATAAAGCCTCTTTTGCTTTATATCGATAAAGAGGATAGAGAGGTTTTGATTGCTGATAAGAATAAAGGATTTTCCAATCAGGTCGCCGAACTGATAGCCAAATATGACGAACTTATCTTTGAAATCGTATGTCTTGGCATTCATAATAAGAAAGGTGATATGCCGGCCTGGTTCCGGGAAGTTCTGAAAGACAACTGTACATGGGAGGATATCTATATCCTTCTGAATGCCGTCTTGTACCGGATAGGCTGTAACCCTTTTTCTCGTACTATCATAGCGCTGGAAGCTGTGAGCCCGTTAAGCGAAGTGGAGATAATAGCCCTTCAGAAAAACAGCGAGACATGGAAGAAGAAGGCCCTCAAAGCAGCTTCATGTTCTTAGTGACCTGCAACGAGGCTTTCGGCTATTCTCATGAACAAATATTGGATAGCAGCTTTGTTTTGTTGGTCGGCATGCTTCGTGAACGTGGTTATTTGATTAATCGAAGGGCCAAAGATTTTCATTCGGAAGATACGTCAATTAAAGAGGAAGATGGAGAATGGGTTGAAATGGTTGATTTCGATACTGGCCATGTGAAACGGATAAAGAAAGTTTTATCTGCATGACTATATATTATATTGAGAGTAGAGAAAAGGGTTTGTCATAGTGATAAATTTTGATTTGTTTGGTAGTAAGAAAGCCCTGCGGACTGTGAAGTTAGCAGGGCTTTGTTCGTTAAAAAGATATCGGGTAACGTTCCGGATGAATTATGCTGTCGATCTCAAGATCCACATCGATTGCATCCCAACGCAACGATTCTTCATCCGGCATGGTTACATCCAATACATCCGAAACTTTTGCATTTCTAAACCAAGGATATCTGTCATACGATAGATAATATTCCTTTCCTCCTACGAAAAGGAGGATACCGCGTGCATTAATCATTGTTACTTCCGCGGTGGTTGTTCCATTTTTCTCTAATAATGTGCTCATGTTTTTGTACCTCCTTTAGTATGTTTGAAATTTCAGTTGAAGAAAAACCTTTATTCTCAGCTAAAGAAATAGAAGGTTCTATCCAAATTTTAGCCTTTTTTTCTGCCTGTCTGATATGTATATGCATTCTGTTTTCTTCTAAAGAGAAGAAAAAGAAACGCATTCCATTTTTATAAAAAACCGTTGGACTCATACAGCAAATATACAAAAGATTCCTGAATACAAATGCTTTTAGTTTATATTTTACCATAAACGCATTATGGGAATTAGAAATAGGGAGGGAGCGCTATATGTTGCGACAGGATTTGATAACTCTGGCTTTTACGAGGGGAAACGCGAGGCTATGGGAATTATCAAGACTCTGGCAAGTGAGATTACCTCTTTTGATATATTCAGTGGTATCGGTATCAGTGCGGCAACTGCTTTTGCACAAGCTGCAAAAAGCTCATACGACTTTGAAAAAGAGTTCCGGAAGAACATGCTGGAAGTGGCAACCATTTCCACACAGGTGACGGATGATATGACCGGTTTTATGAATCAGGTTATGTCCATAACCCAAGAGATACCGATTAAGGCTCCGGAGGCCGCCAAAGCACTCTATAGTATCGTTTCTGCCGGTCATGATGGGGCAGATGGTATGAAGATTCTAGAAGTTTCGGCTAAAGCAGCCGTGGGAGGGCTTACAGAAACCGAGACGGCAGCCGATGCTGTTACAACGATCCTGAATGCTTATAAGATGTCAGCAGAGGAGGCTGGTACAGTCTCGGATCAGCTTTTTACAACTGTCCGATTGGGTAAGACTACATTTGGCGAATTAGGAGCCTCCATAGCCCAGGTTGCGCCTATTGCGGCCGCATACGGGATCAGTATTGATCAGGTGTTGGGTGCAGTCGCTTCATTGACCAAACAGGGTACGCCGACAGCGCAGGCAATGACCCAAATCCGGGCTGCTATCCAGGGTACTGCCGGAGAACTTGGGGATGCCGCTTTTCAAGGGCGTACTTTCCAGGAAGCATTGCAGTTGATTAACGAGAAGGCTGGCGGTTCTGCTTCTAAGATGAAGGAAATGCTCGGTACGGATGAAGGATTGGCTGCAACATTGGCTTTGACCGGAAAGAATGCTAAGTCGGCAGCGAGTGATCTCGGAGAGTTACAGAACTCTTTAGGAGCTACGGAAGCCGCGTTTGAGAAGATGAAAGATGCTGCAGACAATCAGCTTACATTGTTGGCTAATAATGTACAGGCCTATTTGCGTCCTTTGGGAGAGAAGATTCTGAAAGAAGTCTCCGATATTGCCAAGGCTTTTAATGAAGCATTTGAGAATAACGATATAGAAGGTACAATATCAAACCTTGAATCGTTGGTAAAAAATGCAGCTGGAGCTTTTCTTTCATATAAAACAGCTATTCTATTAGTTCAGGTAGCTCAACATTCGTATGTAAAATCATCTGCTCTAAGCCGATTAGCGACAATTCAACATACGACAGCTACAGCATTACTTACCGGTGCTTTAAGAAAACAGGCTGTTGCTATGTTGGCGGCAGGAAAGGCAGCTCTTGCAAATCCATATGTATTAGCTGTGGCAAGTGTTACCGCATTGGGATATGCAATATTCAAACTTGCGACACAGGCTACAGCTTCGGAAAAGGCATTGGCTGCTCATAATAAGAGAGTCGCAGAAATGAGAGAATGGTCTGACGGAATGAGAAGTCAGACGGAAGAAATGTTGGGTGTGTTGCAAGATGAAAATAAGTCCACTTTGCAAAAGGTTGAAGCTTATAAAAAGTTACAAGAGCTTTATCCGAATGAATTGAAGAATCTTTCTCTACAGAAATTCCTTTTAATGGATATGGTTGAAGTCAACAAGATGTTGTCCAAGTCGATAGATGATCGTATGATGGCACAACAACGTGCAACTGTGAATTCCATTGAAGAAGAGATTGAGAAAAATAATAAACAAATTGCAGAACTTGAGAAGTTGCAAATTGGTGCAACATCATTTGCTTCTGCACTTATGATAGATAAATTGCGAAAACGGAATGAGCAGCTAAAGATAGAACATGAGAAAGCAGTAGAGATTGTTGTACAAGGATTAAAAGATCGTACAAAAGCAGAGGCTTTGGTAAATAGCCAATCAAAACAAGAAGAGACGAAGTTTGCAAAACCTGTAGATCAGAAAGAACTTGAGAAACAGAAAAAACTTCAAAAGGAACTTTTATCCCTTCGTCGTCAAAACCAGCAATCCGAAATTGACCTGATGAAAGAAGGTTTCGACAAGAAGATCGCCCAGTTGAATCTTGACTATGACAGAGAGTTGGATACTATCCGTGCAAGAGAAAAAGAATGGAGAGAGGCACAAGGCGGAAAGTTGACTAAAGAGCAGACGATTGAGATCCGAATGGCAAAAGTCAATGCTGGGGCCAAATTAGGAAATGCGACATCTGATGTTATCCATGAGCAGATTGAAGCAGAAGAACGCGCCATGAACGAATACTTGAAAGAATATGGTTCATATTTGGAAAAGCGTCAGGCTATCACGGAGCTTTATAATGAGAAGATAGCAAAGGCCACAACGGAAGGTGAACGGCTTTCCCTTGCAGAAGGTATGAAGAAAGATCTGGCGGACGTGGATAATGAAGCCCAAAAGAGTACCTCCATTATCACCCGGCTGTTTGATGATATGAGTAAAAAGAATATCACCTCTATTCGTGCCATTGCGGATGAAGCGGAAAAATTCTTGTCTTTTCTTGAAAGAGGGGAATATTCATCTGATAATTCATTCGGTATTACCAAAGAACAGTTTGATGTGCTTCGCAAATCACCGGATCAGTTGAAGGCCATCAAGGATGAAATAGCCAATGTCCGCCGTGAAGCCGACCAAATGGAAACCTCTTTTAATAAAGTTTCAAATGGCCTAAAAAAAGTCTTTACCTCTGAAAGTGATGCCAGGAAGTTAAAAGAAGGTTTGGCAGAAATAGAAGAGGGCATGAGTGAAATTATGCAGACCGGGCAGTTCCTCTCTGACACGTTTTCGAAGCTCGGAGATTCGTTTGGTGGTGTATTCGGTGGGATAGCTGAAGGTTTCAGTGTGGCTATGGACACTGTAAGTTCTGCAATGAACGGTGCGAAAGCCGGTTCCATGTTCGGTCCGATCGGTGCGTCTGCCGGTGCTGCCATTGGCGTTGTTACATCTTTGGCCGGTGCCATCGCCAAAATCCATGACAAGAAGAACGAAAAACGTATTCAGCGGTTGCAGGATCAGATCGACACATTGGATAAATCATACGAAAAATTGGATAAATCCATTCAGAAGGCTTATTCGAATGATGCTTCCCGATTGATCGATCAGCAGAACAAACTGTTGGAACAACAGAAAGTTTTAATCCAACAACAAATCCGTGAAGAACAGGATAAAAAGAATACCGATAAGGATAGGATAAAAGAATGGCAAAGCCAAATTGACGAGATAAACGAAGCCATAGCGGACAACAAGGAGAAGGCCAAAGATGCCATCTTCGGGGAAGACTTGAAATCCGCCATTGACAACTTCGCTAACGCACAAGCCGAAGCATGGGCTTCCGGTGAAGACCGGGCAGAATCGGCGAAAGATACCGTCAAGAAGATGATGCGGCAGATGGTCACAGAATCCATCAAGGCAGCAACGGAATCTTCCGGTGCGATGAAGAAGATTCGTGACAAACTGAAGGAGTTCTATGCCGACAATGTCCTTTCCGGCTGGGAACAGGATTATATCTATAACATGGCGGAAGAACTGCAAAAGGAGATTGACAGGCAGTTCGGTTGGGCTGATAGCCTGATGAAAGATAAGGTGGAAGAGCCGGAGAAAGAAGAAGATATATCCGAAAATACCCTGAAAGGCGCATATGCCAAAGCCTCTCAAGAAAGCATAAACTTGTTGGCCGGTCAGACCGGGGCCGTCCGTGCCCTGTTGGAAGACATCCGCGGCAGTATGCAACCGATCCGGGAACAAATGAAGCTGATCTATGATATGCAATCCAGAGGTTGGGAAGATGTGAAGGCCATCCGCGAACTATCAGATAAAGTGGAAAAGAATACCGATCGGATCGCCGAGAATACGAGAGAGATCAAAGAGGTTGCCGGTAAGATATCGGAAAACACTAGAGGCACGGTTGATGCCCTGGAAGGTACTATTAACGTAAAAGTAAAAATGTAACATGATGGACAAAGAGTTTTTTGAGATAGCAAACCGGTTAGGTGCCTGCCGGTTGTTGCATGGCACGGAAAACAAAGAAGAGCTTATGCGCCTTCTGCTGACACCGCAGGGTACGGAGTTCTGCACGAAGAATAATTTCCCGTCTATGGAACAATTACGAGAGTTCCGGGGCAAGAAGGCCGAAAGCATGGGAATCTATATCGAGACGGACGTGAAACTGACGAATCCGGTGAAGGTATTCCTGGCCGGTTCCAAGGCAATCCTTCATTTTGATACGATCGGCCGCTACAACGTGATCCTGATGCACGGGGCGGAAGCCGAGATCCATGCGAGTAACTATGCCGTGGTGTTCGTAAAGAACGCTGGCGGTAAGGTAATAACTCATAAAGACCATACAGCACGTGTATTATGACAATAGACGGAAAAGACGTATATACTGAATGGGGATGTAAATTATTGGAAGGTTCTTTTGATGATCTTCTGAAATACCCCAAACGTAAGGCAGTCAAATATAACAACTGGGCGGAAGCCGACGGAATCGATCCCGATCTCTCGGTTGTGGAGTTCGAACCTAAGACCGTCAAGTTGAAATTCCTCATGAAGGCAGAAACGCTTGAGCAGTTCTGGTCTGGGTATAGAAAGTTTGTTGCTGATCTGTCCGCACCGGGCTATCGGGAATTCAATCTTATTGCCGGTATGACCAACCGCTTACGCTTCAATGTCTGCTCTTCTCACGAACAGCCTGTGCCATTTAATGCAGGGGAGAACGTATCTGTGTTTGAACTTTCTTTTGTCGAGGACAATCATGCCATTTATCCGGCAACTCCGGCCGGCGGTATCGGGCTTCGCGGGCAGTATGCGATTAATGGGATAGACTTTGCAGACTTCGGTATAGGATCGGATGATAACCAGGAGGACATCTTGAAATATCCTGCGGTTAAGGCGCCGTTCACCGATGGCCGTACGGTAGACCTTTCGACAATCAAAACCCAGCATAGGGAAATAAAACTGTCCCTTTGGATGTTGGCCGGCAGTGTGGAAGAGTTTCTGAATAATTATCGGGCATTCTTTAGCCAGATATCCGGTGTAGGAAATCAGGAATTATATATTAAGACATTGGATGGTATCATTCAGGTGTACTATACGGATTGCCCGTCCTTTTCTGTGGAAGTCTGGCTGGAGAACCGGATAGGGGCAAGATTCACTATTTCTGTTGTTGCTCCCGTAGTGAGTTGGATAGATGCCGGCGGTGATGTTCGTTACCGTGTGCTGAAGGATCCGGATTTGGGGTTATTGGCAGACGAGCAAGGTAGAATAATAGTTTTCAATTGATATGGCAGAAGAATTTGAAATAATCAGGGCTAATTTGCTTCCGGCAGCCGGAACAATAACCGATAATGATATGATCCTGATCATTCAGGGTGGGAGACCTAAGCGTGCTTTGCCCTCTGCAATGAAAGGTAAACAGGGCGATCCCGGCCTTAGTGCGTTTTTAGGGATAAACGATAAATACATCCTTTGGAAACAAGGAGCTAATGGTGCTTGGCAGAATCTGTTGGAAATTGAGAAAATTCGTGGGCCGAAAGGAGAGAAGCCGGTTTTTCGAAAGTTGAACGGTACGCTTCAAATGAAATACGAAGGTGAGCCGGATAGTGCATATGTGGATATTTTCGACCGTGAAGAATTGAAAATGAAGTTTTCCGATCTGACACCAGCAGAAGTGGATCAATTGAAACTGCATTTTTCTGATCTGACAGAGACTGATAAGGCCGAACTTATGAAGCCGGCAACGGATGCGGCAAAAGAGGTTCGTGAACAGATGTCCCAAATTAAGGAGGAAGCTAATACTGCTATATCGAATGTAAACACCGCAAAAGTGAGCGCAGAGGCGGCAACCAAGGCTGCAAATGATGCCGCAGCTTTAGCAAATGCCGCAGCTGGTCAAGCAACTCAATCTGCCGGAGATGCTGATGCAGCGACCAAATTGGCTGTTGCTGCCGCTGCATTGGCGGAGGAAAAAGCCGGTATAGCCAATACCGCAGCCGAGAATGCCGATACCGCAGCAGCTTCAGCCAATATGGCAAAGGAAGAAGCAGATAAAGCAACTGTTGAAGCCAATATAGCCGCAGGAAAGGCCAATGATGCAGCAGCAAAGGCTGACACGGCAACATTAAATACCAATACCGCAACGGATAAAGCGAATGAAGCAGCATCCTCGGCTACAACTGCCGCCGAAAATGCTAATGCGGCTGTAGAGCGTGCGGATGATACCATAGCTTCTGCCGAGACTGCTACAAAATCGGCGACGGATGCAGCTTTGGCCGCAAACACGGCAAAAGAAAATGCAGACAAGGCGGCAAATACAGCCAATGTTGCCGCTACTCTGGCCAATGAAAAGGCAGGACTGGCGGATACGGCTGCTTTGGCTGCTAATGCAGCAAAGGAAGATGCCATAGTCGCAACCGGCAAGGCCAACACAGCCGCCGACCGCGCCAATCGTGCAGCCGAAGCCGCCGAAGGAGTCATCAGTGGACTACAACCCGACTGGAACGTTACCGATCCTGTCAATAAGAACTACATCAAGAACAAACCGGAGATCCCGACGTTGGAGGCTATCCCGGACGAAAATACATTGAGCTATGTCAATACCGACGGTACAACCATCAATTTTCGTATCGGTGATGATGTGCGTGTAGCGGAAGATGGCGAATATGTATTCTACCGGCTTTATGATCTTGCCGGGGGAAAAGCTTCGTGGCAGGAATCCGGCAGCGGTACAGCCTTGCCCGGTAATGTTTATCTGACAGGAGCCAATTATTACAATGAATCAGTACGAACGATAAAACAAGGATATTTAAGCAATGAGTAAGAAAGGAGCATTTATTTATCAACAGATCGAACTGACGACGGCTGAATGGGCAAGCAATACGACGGTCTATCCGGCATCGGTGTGGCTGTTCGAACGGTTGGATAATGGCAAGTTCAACATGAAGCTGGCTGATGGAGCGCATACGTTTGCAGATCTTCCAGCTGTTTTGCAGGACATGCAGGTCAGTGTCAAAACCAATAACGAAACGACATATATCCTCCAGATAACGACCGCAGCCGGAACATTCGACACACCGAACCTTAAAGGTGCAAAAGGTGATAAGGGAGATAAGGGCGAAACAGGCGCAAAGGGTGAAACCGGAGCCAAAGGAGAACAGGGTTTGCAGGGTGTCCCCGGTCCTCAAGGCGAACGGGGCGAACAAGGTCCCCAAGGAGAAACAGGCGCACAGGGTCCGAAGGGCGAACGAGGCGAACAAGGTCCGCAGGGCTTGCAGGGCGAGAAAGGCGAAACGGGTCCACAGGGCGAACAGGGTCTGCAGGGCATACAGGGCGTTCCCGGCAAGGATGGGGCAATCACTGTAGATGCTCCGTCCGACACATCTGCGTATGGCAGGAAAGCCGGTGGATGGGTGAAAGTCGTTGAAGCTGTAACGGGAAAAGGTCTTTCAACCAATGACTACAGCAACGAAGAGAAAACAAAGGTATCCGATTCCTTGCGGCTCAAAGAGTATGTCGATGTTAGTTCTTTGTCATCGCTTCCCTCTTCGCCCTACAACCTGCGTTTTGCCTATTCGAGTACATCTGTGCAGGCGATCAACTTTGCGAATATAGGAAGCGTTCCTGAGATGCAGGAGTTTTATCTGTCCATTAAGAACAACACCGGATCAACGATTAACCAACCGATCCCAAACGGTTCGGGCTGGCAATCGGAGGAAACAAGCGTTAAACTGCCAGCTGGTAAAGCCACAGGGGTATCGCTGAAAAAAGAACATGGGATAATTGTCGTGAGAGTATAATGAAAGGAGGTGAGAGATGAAGAGAAGGGTGATGACGGGAAAAGATACCGAATCCGATTTTTCCAATCAGTGGAATGCTAAGTATTACTTTCCATTGAACGGTGATTCGTATGAATGTGTCAATGGGGTATTAGGCGAGCTAAAAAACAATGTACAATGGAAAGACGATAGCATTTTTACAGGAAATAAATCTGCGTATTTTATAAACGATTCTGGAATTAGGATACCGACAACGGGATATGTAAAGAAAAACGCATATAGTATTTCCCTGTGGGCTAAAAAGTATAACGAATCAGTAGACCGATACAGAGGAATTATAGTAAGCCGAATAAAAGACGGAGAAGGATATGGACTTGAAATGAGGTATAAGAACATTCAAAATATTAATGATGGAATTAATATTACAACCAATAAATTCAATGTTTGGTGTCATTATGTGGTAACTTACGATAATAACACGATGAGTGTTTACGAAAATGCTACACTTGTTAAGACAATAAATGATCCATTCTACGAAGGTTCTCACTTCTACATAGGTCTGGATGATATATTTTTCACATCAGTAACCGAACGATCATATAATGGACTTATATGTGAAGTCTCCATATTTGAACGCATATTATCCAGAAGTGAGATAAATCAATTATACAATGGCGGTAAAGGATTAAAATTAAATTGATTATGCTATACATCCAAAAAGAAATCCAATTCTGGGAGACCGACGCTCCCCTTCCTGACTCCTACAAGGTAGGCACAATGGAAGAAGAATATAACGACGGCGCATATCTCTTGTTAGACGCCGAACAGGAACAGTTCCACACCGACCATCCGGAGGCAAGTCCGCTGGAATGTTGGCGGAAGGAACTCACTCCGGAACCTGAACCGACTCCGGAAGAATTGCTCTGGCGTGCCCGTGATGCCAAACGGCAGGAAATCTACGACAAAGACATCCATCATTACTACATCGACGAACAGGATGCCTATGCCGGTGATACGCTTCGTCTGAAAGATAAGTGTGGCCGGCAGGAAGAAGTCGAAGTAGGCGGTCATCTTTACGCCTCGAATATCTTAACGGTTGCTCTTGACGAAATAGCGGACTATTCGGAGCAGTGCGCCAAGGTGACAGACGGCTTGCTATCCCGTATCGATGCCGCCCAAACAGCCGAGGAGGTCGAAGCTATCGTGGTGGAAGGCTATCCTGAAATGATCCATACAACAACGGCAGCCTTGCAAACTAAAGCAGATAAGGCAATCGCTAAATCCCCGGAAGCGCAGGCAGTGACCTTTGCCCGTGCGATGATGAACAGCGTGTCTCTCACAGCCAGCCAAGCGTTGGAGATGCAGGTCTTATTCCCCATTTGGGGTGAGAAAGATGCAGAGTTTGGCAAGGAAGTTGAAATAGGCTTCCGGCTTCGAGTAGTGGAAGGAGAAAGCGACACTTTGTTTGAAGTGATACAAAAGCACAAGCTGCAAGCCGACTGGAAACCGGGCATAGAAACTGCTTCACTGTATAAGATCGTTGAAGCTGAGCACGCAGGCACGCTTGATGATCCTATTCCATACGTGCAGGGTATGGCATTCGAGAAAGACAAATATTATGAACAATACGGTGTGATCTATCTCTGCATTCTGACAACCGTTACAGGTTATCCGAACGACTTGAAAGACTTGCCCACAATTGTACAGGAGGTAAAGCAATGAAACAGGTTATGTTATTAAAAGTTAAACGGGGGGGGGTAAAATGCTCTCTAAATAAAGAAGTTACGACCTCTTATCGTAAGAAAGGAGGGCGTAGATGAGACGGTCGATGATGGGACGGAAGAAGTTGCAGTTGTTCACCAAGAGGTTCTATCCTGCCGGGAATTATACCTGGATCGTACCTAAAGGATGTAGGGAGGTTGATGTGTTTCTTGTCGGAGGAGGGGGTGCAGGACATAATGGAAGCGGTGGAGGTGGCGGCTATACTAAAACCTTCAAAAAAGATACATCCGGATGGAGAGACGGTGATGCTATCTCTGTTGCACCGGGTCAGTCAATTCCGATAACAGTTGGGAAAGGAGGAATTGGAGGGTATTCTGAAGTTGCCCCCAACGGTGGATACTCTCAATTCTTAAATTCAAGTTATAGAGCTAATGGCGGAAATGGTGCGGGTAATGGTTATCCAGGCGGAAGTAATGCCGGAGCATATACTGGTGGCAACGGCGGAAGTGGCGGAGCAGGAGATGATTCAGATACGGCTAAAGCGGGTTCTGATGGATCTAACGGAATCGGCAGCCGCAATGAAAATGGCTCTCTCTATCCAGCTGGTTCCCTATATGGCGGAGGAAAGGGTCAAAGGCATACAACCCGCGATTTTGGCGAACCTACTGGGAAACGAAATGCCGGAGGTGGTGGTTCAGACAGAAATATAAATGGGGGCATGGGTGGAGAATCCGATTACGACAAAGGATGCGGAACTGGAAATGGCAATAGAAAAAGTGGCGGTTACGGTGGTGGCGGTTGTGGTACTTACGGTAACGGCGGTGATGGCACTGTCCTGATCCGCTATTGGGCTTACGAAGAATGATCTGCCGTTGAAAAAGATGAAACAAGATATTAACGACTAAAAAATAGGAGATAAAATCATGAGAAATAATTGTTTACAAATGTTAATGGGGGGGGTAAACACCTCTTAACTCAAGTATCTGACCGACTTTCGGTGGAAAGGAGGTTGGTATGATAAGATCGATGATGGGACGGAAGAAAGTAGACAAGAATACTTTGTTGTTGCTACATTTTGATGGATCATTGAAAGATGATGTCTCAGGCAAGCCTTATGTTGGTAGTAATATATCCTATGTAGTGGGAAAATTCAAGAATTGCGTTTCGTTTTCAGGAAACGGGTATGTAAAGGTAAGTGGAACGAATGCCATAAACGAGTCCCTATATCCAAACTATACCGTCGATTTTTGGATTAAACTGAAAAGTGGTGTGAGAAACGGTATAATGTCAAAAGGCAATGGTGGTGGAAATTATAGCTTTGATATAATGGAGGAATCTGACGGACGCATTTTCTTTGGATTGCAGTATGGTGGAACCCGAGGGGATGCAATATGCTATTTTACGATGCCACGAGATCAGTGGGTTCATCTTGCGATCGTCAGGTCACAATCTCGATATTGGAAAGTGTATGTAAATGGAGTGTATGCGTCTGGTTTCACATCAACGATGGTTTCAGGGTACTATAGTTCTTTAATGATCGGAAAATATCGAGATTATGGATTGTATCTGAACGGTATGATTGACGAGTTTCGCATCAGTAATATTGCCCGTTGGACATCAAACTTCACTCCGCCTGCAAGGCCGTATTAATAAATTAGTGACACTGTCTTTGGGCTGTCACAGCAGAAAGACAGCAAATGTATATTCAGAAAAAATTATTGAAATCGCCAACCCCAGGTTGGGTATTTTCTTTTAAAACAAATGGAGATATAAAATGTTCGGTGGCGAAAGAATAATAAAACAGCCTCCAGGCTATCACAGATTGGAGGCTGTAAAAAAAAGAAAATTAGGGGACCGAGGGTCTCCGGAAACAAAGTTAAACATTAAAGTTTGAAAATCATGTTATTATTAATTATTTCTTTTTTGGTTATAGCAGTTTATACGGCAGCAGTTTGTATAAAGGCAAAAGGTGTACCGTACTCAATTAGTGCGACGTATTATACTCTTGATCATAAATTGATCTTTGGAGCAAGCATGGCACTGACGGCTATGTTCCTATTCCCGGTCATTTGGGAAATGAGTACAACCTTTACTATGCGGTTGCTGGCGATCGCAGCCTGTATCGGTTTGATTGGTGTCGGTTTGGCTCCTGATTTCAAAGACGCTTGGATAAACCGCATTCATTGTGGATCGGCGGCATTGACGTTGCTTTCTTCTCAGCTATGGGTTGGCTGCACGTCTTTCTGGTGGGTTCTTATTCCGGTGTGGCTGGCTTTTATCGTTTACACGGTAATAGGCATGAGTAAACGGTTGAGTGGTAATATATGGCAGGACTTTGTATCAACGAAGCCGATGTTCTGGTGTGAGATTGCAGCGTTGTCTACGACTTTTGGCGCGTGTGGACTTGCGCTTTAGAAATCTACCATAAACAGAACATCTACCTTATATATTAAAACACGACAACCGGTAAAATGTCATATATCCGGTTGCCGTGTTTTTTATTGCCTAAAAATAAGTAGGTTATTTAGCAGTATGGAAATAAAGCGCGGAAATACGGTAGTCTGTGATGTCTATCTGAAAGATAACAGTTATACGGTCGAAGAGATCATGGGAGAGGACACTCTTATCCTGAATTTTCTTTCCCGTAATGTGGTAGAGCTTCAGATCAATGACTATATAGACTTTGAAGGGACAAAATACAAGGTCCGGCATAACGAGAAGGTGACGAAAAGGGAGACATCTCTTGGTTGGGAATATACCGTTCAGTTCTATTCAAGTCGGTATGACCTTTTGGATGCAGAGTTTTTCCTTCATGGTACACCGGAGCGGAAAAAGAACTTCGACTATTACACCGGTACCGCCCGTGACTGGCTAACCCTATTTGTCAAAAACATGAACCGTACAGGATCTGGTTGGGTGGCCGGATCCTGTATCGAATCCCGGATGATTACCCTTTCTTTCAAAGATAAGAAAGTCGGGATGGTACTTGACGAACTCATTAAAGAATTGGATACGGAATACTGGATATCCGGCCAGACAATAAATATCGGCAGGAGGGAGTATTCAAGCAACGGCCTTGTCTTGGCACAGGGCGAAGGAATGGGTTTTACCGAACTGGAAGTGTCCGCTGTTGATGATACGCCACCAGTAACGGTTCTTTATCCATACGGTTCAGACAAGAATCTCGGTCCTGATTATGGCACTGATTATCTTCTTCTGCCTGATGGCCGGCTTTCTATCGAAAAGAATGTAGAGAAGTACGGCCGGATAGAAAAGTCCATGCAATTCGACCATATCTTTCCGAAAGGAGAGTTTGCCGTAACAGAAAAGATCGACGATTACACTCTGAGAGCTTCCGGTATGGATTTCAATCTTACCGATTGCCTGTTGGACGGGGTGGAAGTGATCGTTACATTCCAGGATGGCGGCTTGGCTGGCTATGACCTTGCAATCGTTGAAGACAGTTGGGACAATGACTTGAAACAGTTCAAACTAAAGCAGAATGACCAGGAAAACGCCTTGAAAGTCCCCGGTGACATTAATTTTTCTGTCGGTGACAAGTTTATCCTTACCGGCCTGAAAATGCCGCAAAGCTACAGGGATAACGCTTCATTACAGCTACAGGAAGAGGCGCAAGCATGGTTGGATGGCAAGTGCGAGAAACGCATCCAGTTACGAGGAAAATGTGATGAAATTGTTTTTCGTTTGCAAAACATCTTTATCGCCTGTGGCCAGATGGTTGGCGTATATTCCGAACAGTTGGATATCGATCGAGAGATTCGTGTTACCAAAATAAAAAGGTATATCGAGAAAGACGGTACACCTTCATACCGGTATGAACTTACCTTGTCCGATTTCCTTGAATCGAATGGTTTTAAGGATCTGGTGGATGATGTGAATAAAGTGCCGGAAGAGATTGAGGATGCGGTTAAGCCGGTTCGGGAACATACGAAACGCTCATGGCGGGACGTGATGGAAACTTTGGGCATGATGTTTGACCCGGAAGGGGATTATTTTACCGAACTTATCAAGCCGTTGGCCGTGCATACGGCGCAACTTATCGTCGGTACCAATTCCCAGCAGATGGAGCTTATAGGAATGAAGTTTATTCCGAATGCGGACAATGATGCCAACTATTTCAAGAATACGACAGGAAAGTTAGTACACTTTACCGTTAGCGAGGAAATCCGCGAATGGGCTATTCCGGCGGCTTCTTTCCGGCTGAATAATTCGCTTGCCTATTATGTTTATGCCAAATGTCCAAAAGAAGGAACAAATGGCTCAATATATGTCAGTGAACGGCAGATAAAGTTAGAGGATGAAACAGGGTTCTATCATTTCTGGGTAGGGGTGCTCAATACTCCGGAGGATGGCGTACGCTCTTGGCTTCCGAATTATGGATACACTGAGATTGCCGGCCAGACGATCACGACAGGATTGATAAAGGACAAGTTAGCCCGATTGGTGATTGATCTGGTGAATGGGACTATAACCGGACCAGTGATATTCAAATCCGGAACATCCGGTTATAATAACATTACTGACCGTCCTAACCTTCAACCGTTGTATGATGGGGTAAATGATGCCCTGACAGATGCAGAGAATGCGTCGAATGCAGCCAACAACGCCCAATTGACTGCAAATAACAAGGCAAGGGTATTTTATCAAACGACGGCTCCAACATCGGGTATGCGGACAAATGACTTATGGGTGGATGGGGAGAATATCTATAGATATAGCGGTTCTAAATGGGTTCTTGCCTCAAAATATGACAATACAATAACGGAGATCAATGGCGGACTCATAACTACGGGTGCGATCGCTTTTGGAAGCACAGGTGGAATGTCGGCGTCTGGTACAATCCGTATTTGGTCGGGAGGAACAGCCGGGGCGAAAGGGCAACCACCCACTGATCCGACATTTAGCGTTGATAGCTCAGGTAACGTGATTTCAAATGGGACTATTACAGCAAATGATGCCATTTTACTAAGAAATGGACAAGCTGGGATTACAGGATATGGCACATCTAATAGTTCTATAAGATTTTGGGCTGGAGGTTTAGTTCCAGAAAGTGCAGATTTTAGAGTTGACCAAAGTGGAGATGTTAATGTTAGAATGTTAAATGCTATAAGTCTCAATGGAGGCACATCTAATTTTTCAAGCATTTATTTAACCGACAAATCGTGGAATAATAACTATGTTAATCTGTTTGCAGCAAGAGAAGCTCAAGGTATGGAAATTCAAAGAACTTATCAAGGTATTTTAGGTAATATCGGAAAATTTATTGTAATGAAATACAATCCTGATGCAACGGCTTATCGGGAAATAAGTTTTTTTGTCAGACATTTTAAATCTGATGCCTCATGGGTATTTAGGACTTGTGTAAAAGCAAGTTTCTTACCAACGTTAACCCAGATTAATGATTTAGATACATCTGGAACAAAATATAATGTAAAATGGGATAGTGCAACAGGTTTATTATATATAGAATAAGAAGATGAATTTAACATTGAAAGACAGAGTATTAATACTCAACACCGTGTTACCACAGTTTGACACGAGAAAAAACATGGAACTGAAAGTATCGATAGACAGTAAGATAGCGATCTCGGAGGTTGATCAGAAGCGTATCGTTATCAAGGATATGGGGAGTGGTCAAATCAACATCGGATTTACTGATGCAACGGCCATAACGGAAACAACAGATATAGCTTTGACTGATGAAGAACTTCAATACCTCAAACAACGTGTTGACTTCATAGATCGCAACGGCATGTTCTCTGAGTTCACGATGCCGACGTATGTCAAAATTTTGGATGAACCGCTAAAAGAGGGGCAACAGGCCGAATAATATAAAAATCCGCCTCCCATCTATCACAGACTGGAGGCGGAGAAATAACAAACACTGCCTTATGGCAATGAAAAAACTCGTAACAAAGATGATCAAATAAAAACGGAAGGAGGTGTAAAGTGAATGTAGAATTAACCGATATACTAACAATAATCGGGACGTTAGGAGGATTCGAGGCGATAAAATGGGGGATTAGCTTCTATACGAACCGGAAGACAAACGCCCGTATCGAGGACGCTCATGCCGATGTGGAGGAGTTCAAGGCTTTACGTGAGTATAACGAGTTCCTGCAAAAACAGCTATCAGAAAAAGAAGAACGTTTTGTAGAACAAACCGGAAGGCTTCGACAGGTACAGGATGAGCTTTTTACTTTGAAAGAGAGCTATTCGGATGTCAAGCTTGAACTTGCACTGAAGAGATGTGAGAGAAAGAAGTGCGGTGATCGTGAACCGCAGAATGGGTATTAATATAGGAGGATAAAAATGAAAAAGATAGATACAATAATTATCCATTGTTCTGCAACACGTATAACATCCGATTATACAGTTGAGCAATTGGATGCCGGTCATAAAGCCAGAGGATTTAAGCGTCCTGTTCAGACGGAACCTCTAAAACATATTGGATATCAGTATTACATTCGGAAAGATGGTACTGTTTATCCTGGCCGCCATGAAGATGAAGTCGGGGCGCACTGTAAAGGATGGAATAGTAGAAGTATTGGCATTTGCTACGAAGGAGGTTTGGATGCTTCCGGTAAGGCGGCAGACACCCGGACACCTGAGCAAAAAGATGCTATCAATAGCTTGGTGAATGGTATTTGCCGTCGATGGAAAATTGTGCAGGTGATCGGGCACCGGGACACTTCACCTGATACTAACAATAACGGAGTGATCGACCCTTTTGAGCGTATCAAGGAGTGTCCTTGTTATGATGTTATTCCAGAATATCCATCTTTTATCCCTAATATAGTCGTACAGCCATGAAGATAATATTTCATTTTATAGTATGTTTCCTGATCCTGTTTACCGGTTGCCGGAGCAGGGTTCAGTATGTTCCGATTGAAAGTAAGGCAGAAACTAGTGATTCTGTTGTAATCCATGATTCAACAATTATCAGGGAGAAAATAGAAATTCGTGATTCGACTGTAACCCGTGATTCAACTGTGATTGTTCTTGACGACAAAGGAAATGTGATCCGGACCGAACTTTACCGGGAAAAAGAACGGTTTCGAGAATTGAATAGTGATCATATATTACTGCAGGCCAAGTATGATTCATTATTGAATGCTAAACAAAAGGTGGTACAGGTTCCTTGTCCGGTAGAAAGAGAGTTAACCAATTGGGAAGAGGCTAAGATGAACGTAGGCGGTTGGGCAATCAGTGTCCTCTCTGGATTATTATTGTTGGGGATTGGTTATGTGATTATTTGGTTGATAAAGAAACGCAGATGAACTATGCTTTATCACAGAGACATTAAAATAGATCGCTTCGCCCGTGAGGGTGGAGCGGTTTTATTGATTCAAACTTTGAAAGAAGAGCTTTTTGACTCTTTTTACGAAATGGTCAATAGTTATTTATGTTGTAATATTTAATATGAAGAAAGTTGGATGGCATAATTAAGCCTCGGGATTAGAGTAGTCTGTATAAGGATCTGTATATTTTATTC